CTCCCAAAATCAACGTTTCGCCGAACATATAACCACTACCGTATACGTAAGAATCCGTAAAAATATCAGCTCCGTTCTCAGCGTGTACCGAAACCCCCATACTGAAAGCCTCAATAGCATATTTTTTGTTCGGGTTCTCGAAGCGATAATCGAAATTATCTAACAATAGTGACTTAAGTTCGTTTTGGGCGTCGTATCTGAAAACCCCCGATCTGTAGTTTGGTAGTATCCCTTTTTTAGTGTACCGCCTTCCGCTCCATAGGCTACGCATTTCGAAGTCGGCCACGAGGTCGTTAGCGTTGACCCCTAAGTCCTCCTCCGAAGTAAATTCGAATATAGCGGGTTCGTTAACGTTGAAAAAGTTTAACGGTTGTTTTTGAAAAGTAATAGCCATGTTTCTCTAATTTGCTTTTGTATATCTGGCTTCGATAATCTCACGACCTCGTTAATCGCCTCAACGTTGAACGTCTCCTTTATGATGTTTGAGCCGCCTTGTCTGTACCAAGTTGTCCCGTTATTTATTATTGAATTTCGAACCGCATACGGGTTAAGGTCTAAGCCTTTTGCATCGATCCACTTTTGCAGGTTCTCGATAGTTGGGTAGGGTTGCTCTCCCTCTGCGATACCTTCGTCGAGCCCGACAATATAATCGAGAGCTATGATGTCGTAGCTTAACTGATTAAAACTTACGTTCTCTTCATACCTTACCGAGTTAAGCAGCGCTCTAGTGGCTACCATATCGTTCTCAAGTATTAAGGCTTTCAGCTTGTCAACTATTACGAGCTGCACCGCTTCTCCCGTTGTCATTCGTATCTATAGCCGTAGCCATTGCAAACGGTGCACCCTCCACCTTGACAATTATTACAGGGTATTTTTTCAGCTTCGTTCATATCTCAACTGTTAAATTAATCTCTACCCCGCTATGGTTTACCCGTTTTGCGGCGGTTGTACTGTTCCAAATCGGGCGAGCTTGTACGATGTTAATCTTATAACCGCAGCATTGGAAATAACTTTTTAACGTGTTCAAAAAGTCTAACGTTAAAAACTCCTTCGTTATCGTATCGAATTGACCGTCTACACTCACCGTCTCCACTTCTAACGAACTGTTAACCGCTTTAGCGATAGTAAGTAAGCAGTCATAAGAAGCTGCGCTGTAGCGGTTATTCGGGTTTTTACTTATCGGTCTAATTAGTAGAACTCGATTAATCGCAAAGAACGAATAAGGGTCTGCATCTGTTGAAGCTCCTGCAGCGTCGGTCTCTACGAACTTTATACCGTTGAAGCCAAACAAGTTTTTAAACACGTCGTCTACGTCCGCATCGTTAGCAGGGCATACCCAGTCTTGGTCTATCGGTTTAAGTATCACTTGCTTTCTTTTTGTCGGTTATAAGCGTTAAAATTCGCTTCCTTATCTGCAAATATATCAAATAAAATTGTATAAAGATTAAATAGCTTTTGTTTATTTAAATCTTTTTCGTTATAGTCTACGGCTATCGCTTTTTTATCGGCCCAGTACTTGAGATAATAATATTGCGAAATATGCTCGTTGTTCGTTCCTTTCTTGCTCGGGATATTGTAAGAGCTGTGCACCTCCTCTACTAGAGTACTGAGGTTCTTAATAGCTTTCTCGAACTTGTGTATAAACGCTTTTTGATAAAGTCGGTCTTTATTTTCGAACTTTAATCGTTTTTGAAAGTCAGTGATCGTGGTTTCTATCGGAGCAGTTTTAAAGTGCATCCAGTCGAACACGTTGACCTCTGCCATTATGTCGTCTATACTAACGCCGATAACGAGCGACTTAGCTAAGAAGTCCTCGTTTTGCAGTATTTCACTACTTACGTCTCGCTTCCCAAGCATCGAAATATATTTTTATAAGGTTTCGAACTGCTAAACTGATCCACACGAATAGGATAAAACCGAAGAGTATAGCAAACGCTAAGGCGATAATTTTTAAGGCTTCCATAGTTAAAGATTGTTTTGTTAAGGTGCTAAGATACGAAACTATTTTAAATAAAAAAGCCCCTACTTTCGAATAAGGGCTTTAATGTTAACAAAACATTATAAAAATGAAATAAGAAGATTGCTAAGGTACAAAAGTATTTCGGTTATTAACCCCAACCGCCCGTATTTTTTAATTCAAACAGCATACGCATTAGCAAACTGTCGAAAAAATCGGGAGACTTGCCCGTGCGTTCCTTATGTTTGCTCTTCTTTTCGAGACGTATGACCTTCTCGTCGTCCATTGCTTCACGGCAAACGCTCTCAAGGTCGGCCATTATTTGCTTACGGTAGTCAAGGCAAGAGATAAAAACCTTGTTGGCCTCGATCAGTTCTTTTAGCTTGAAGGCGCACTCGGTCTTAAGGTTTCCAAATTGAGTATCTTTTAAGGCCTTAGAATTATTTACGAAGGGTTTGGCTGTCGTGAGACGTTTTAAGCTGTTAGACGTAAACCTACGCAGTCCGTCGGCGTCATAAACAATATTGCTCCACGGGATGCGATACTCCTCTGCTAATTGAATTAATCTATTGCCGATTGCGGTTTCATCTATTTTATCTATTGCGATAACTTTCTCAACTCTGAGACCGTCCCAAATAGAAACCACGAACACATCTGCGCCCATATAGGCGATGTCTGCACTTAAGTAGCGCTTACCGTCTCCAGTTACGAAGGAATTAGTGAAAAGGTTGCAAAGGTCGTCGTAGTTCGGCAGCAGGGCCAAAGGGTTCGAGTCATATTCGAAATTACCGTAAATCTGTCGTTGTATAGTTTGCTCGTCTGCAGTGTTAAGCATATCCTGCACCCATTCGATAACGGCGGGGTTCGGGTTGTCCGTTGGTAAAGCGTTAACGAACTTTTTGTGATCGTCTTCTTTTCCTTCCTTCCACGGTTTGTAATAACGTGGGTAAACGTGGTTTTTATCGGGGTTAAACGTTTCGAACTGCTTACGTTTTAATTTGTAAACGTCGTTTAGTCTCCAGCCCGTACGCTCAAAAAGTTTTGTGATAGTTCTCGGGTCGGTTTCGTTTGACTCGTCAATAGCGTTCCTAGTGAGCTCAAAACCTCCGAAGCGGGTATTAAGTGGGTCAGTCGGTTTGAAAGCCGTGTCGATAAGGAAAACGTCTGAGCCGTTCGAAAATATTACTTTGTTAAGTTGTTGGTTGTATGTGAAGTCGGTGTCGACTTTTAAACCGTAAAAATTCAGCGTATTAAAAAGTGTTAGTAGTACCGTACGCTTTAAAGTTGTTAATTCCTTCCTGCATAAACCCCAAGCGATACCGTCGTAAGCTAAGCAGTCAAAAGTAATAACGAAACACTCGAGTAAAGACTTACCGCTTCGAGCAGAGCCCCCGTAACCTATTGACGTCGTTGTATTGTCGTCTAGGTACTCCAGCGCTTTAAGCTGCTTAATTGTCGGGTAAAAATACTCACCGTTGGAATACTTACCCAGAGGAATACTAGCGTACTCTTTACGTTTGTAGAGCTCGAGATATATCTCTAGTTCGTGCCTATCCATTAACTTGCTTAACTAATTGCGCACGCTCTAAAAGTTCAGCAGTGCTCAACTGCGAAAGGTCTTGCTTTAAAGTCATTTCGCCGCTGTGTTTGGTCTCTTTTCGTATCGGTGCATACTCACCGTCCATTTTGTTAAGTTCTGCGATTGCTGCCTTTCTATCGTTGTATTCTGGCACAACGGTTAAGGCTTGGATACCATCGGACGAAAGCACCTCACGCTGTAAAGTTATTTCGGCTCTAGCGATCTGAGAGAGTACCTCCATACGTTCGTGCTTGTCCATTATTCCCGCCTTGACTTTCGCCACCTCAGCTTCGATAAGTACCTCGAGACGGGCGGCCCTAACTTCCTGCTGCTGCCCTTCATATTCTTTTTTGGCGAGAGCCCAGTATCTGTCGAACGTTCTTGGCGCAATTCGCCACTTCTCGATTGACCCCGCCAACGCTTTGGTATAGTTAAGTCCGAAGAAGTCCATATCGGAAACTAATTCGGCTATAATGCTATCGCGGTTCGGGTTTGAGTTATGTGCTGCCATCAATTCAAATATTAAAACACAAAGATATTTATTTTTTACATAGAAACAACAAAAGAACAAAGTATTCAAAGGAAAAAAGCATTGAATACTCGGGAAGCCCCGTCACCATTGACCTAAGAACGAAAAGAAACAAGAAAACAACAAAAATGCGTAAACTCTGTATATAGATAATAATAGAAATAATAAAACGCTATTTCTATAATGCGTATTTCTATATATTATATTATTATATTATTATATAAATATATAGTATTATAGTATATTAATAGATAGAAACCGCACTACCATTGACCTCCCGACGTAAACAATGATTGTATATTATTGTTTCTTTGTTTCTCTTTAAATTTAGCAACTTCTCAACGTTTACTGGGCTTCGCAGAGATATACAAGATTTGCCACTTTTTAGACAAATAAAAAACGGCTAAATAATTAAATTTGCCGTTTTCGTGTTTTCACGTTCTGAACTTCTTTACTTTTTATTGTTTCTATTGTTTACTTTTAACCTTAAACCGTGCTGTCAGTGGTCTAGCAGGGAAACAATAGCTTTTTTCATTGTTTACGCTTGTATTACGTTTTGTTTTATTTTCTCCTCGAAATATTGGTAATTTTCAGGTAGTGAAAACCCGACTAATCCATTACAAGACCTGCCGTATCCGCAAATTGTGCCTGCTTCGAACCAGTGCGCCCCGTCTTTATACTCTACGTAAAAACCAGTCGATGTCGTCGAAAGGTCTAAATAATACTCTTTTCCTGCTGTTATAATGTCTCTATTTTAATATTTAAATCGCCAAACTTCGTTATTATTTCCGCTTTTCTGTCGTCAACTAGACTAGTATAGTAGTCGCCATCTCTATTTTGACTCCTGTAGTTAGCTGCTGCTCTCGGGTCTGGCTTACCAAGTTCTTTATCAATACTCTGCTGCCGTGTCTTAGCTTTCAACTTAAGGAAGCTGTCGAGCGCTTTCTCACTGTCGAACGTTGCAGAGGTGACCTTCTCACGCTCTGTTATAGTCACTCTGAACTTCGGAGCTTTAGCGAATACCGACGCTTTCTTTTTCGGCTTCGGTAGCGCCTTATAGTGCGCTTTCTCTAGCTCCTTAAGCAGTTCCTCAGTCACTAGCTTTACGTCGTAATTCTGTTGCAGGTGCTTACGCAGGTCTGCCATTATCTCGTCGAACTTCATAACTATCTAGGTTTTAAAATTATCTCGTAAGCTCTATACATTTGCTCCTTACTAGCAACGTGCATACTTTTAACTCGATGCATCCACGCATCGAAGCGCTCTAGTTTTGTGGTGTCTTTCATTTTAACGGTGTGTTAATTAATACCTGTCGCCTTCGGTGTCTCCCGAAGTATCTCCTCTTAACATTGCGCTAGTCCCTTCTCTAGGTGTGAAGGTTACGTTTTTACCCGCTTTTAAATGGGATCCTCCCTCGGTGTGGATGTACTTATTACTGACCGGAATAACCTCGCTACCTTTGTAATTCGTACCTTTTAGGTTCGCTTCTAAATAATCTCTTTGGAAGGCGTTTGCATTCCCGCTTACTTTTTTTGACATAA